ATTTTCACAAATCTCTTTAAATTTATTAAATTCCGGGGTTGTGTTCTTAAGCGTATCTACCTGCTCTACGTAGAGTTTTACTTCCTCAGGAAAAGAATTAACCCCGTACGTTAAATCAATAAGTTTAAGATTGTTATATACTTGTTCTTTATATGGCGCTATAGTAGCTTCTTCATTTGCATTAAATGCTTTTGCAAGCTTAATACCTTTAACTTTACCGAATCCTTCAATACCAGTAATATTGTCGGACACGTCCCCTATAATAGCCTTATAAAAAAGAAATTCTTTAGGAGACATATCGTAATGCTCAGTAAAATTATTAATATCAATTAAAAATTTTTTAATAGGATTATAATAACTAACATTATCAGATATGAGCTGAATAAAATCTTTATCAACACTTACAATCACTTTTTTACCTTCAAGGCTACTTGTAAGCCATCCTATAACGTCATCTGCTTCAAGTTTTCCCGGAAAAATATTTTTAATACCCAGGGCAGTTGTAGCTTCAATAACAGAGTTCATACTGTCGTAAACACTCTTGTTACGTTCGTGATCTCGAGTTCCTTTATAACTACCGTCTGTTAGTTCTTTTCTAAAATTAATTTCGTTAGTTAATTTACGATCCCAAGCAATATATATGTTACTGGTATTAAACTGCTCTGCGTATGACTTTACTGTCTTTAGAAAGGTAAAAAGACAGCCAACATTTTCGCCTTTTGAATTAATTAATTGTCGACCAGTGTTATTTGCCACCCAATGCGTCCTGTGCAAGGTGTTGTTCCCATCGATTAGTAGAGTTATTGAGGTCGACATCGGTTTTTTTATGGTTATACTCAGCTATACAAACATTATACACGTCTTTAGGCAAAACGTCAACTGGTTCTAGTATTTTATTTGCAATACCCCAGTCGAAATCGGCTTTTTTTACTGTTCTTATATGTTTATCAGGTAATGAAAAGAAGATTATTGCGTCTTTTTCTTCTTTTACTTTAACAAGCCACTCGCCTTTTAATCTTCCCTCTAAAACTACGTATATAAATCGATGTTTAGGAAGAAAAAACAGCTTTAAATGCTTAATTACTGTTGCCAAACGGGTCGTCGCCATTGGAATTAGTAATATTTTGGTTAATTTTAAACATTACCCTACGAAAACGTTCAAGTAATGCGTCATTTTCGGCAGCAGAATTTGCAGATACAATTTCAACTGGGTTATTATTTAAATCGTAACCGATAAGCATATAGGAACCAAGAAACTCTTTAATTTGACCATCTAAAGATTCAATTTCTCGGCGTTTTTCCCGGACTATTTTGTTTTTTATCTTATTATACTCAATATTAGCAAGCATTAACATCTCTTGCAAGCGTCTTTGCTCGGCTTCTGCTATTAAAGACGCTGAAAGGGAGGGTGTCTGAGTAGTCGAGGTAGATGGAGAACCTATTTGTGTTGCAACTGCAGAAACAGCCTTTTTTCTAGGCTGTTTCTTGTTTTTTTGCTTAGCTGCTTCTTTATTGGTATCAGCCATTTATATTATTTACTGCTACGCTCAGCAGAAGCAATAAAATCGTAAAATTCTTTACGAGCGGCCCCTTCGTTCATAAAACTACCAGAGAGTTTCGAGGTAATCATTGAACATCCATGGTGTTTTACACCGCGGTGGCAGGCACAGGTATGCGAGCACTTAAGAACGACTGCAACACCCTGGTTACCCCTACAGAGTTCATTGATAGCATTATGAACCTGTACAGTTAGACCTTCTTGAATCTGAGGACGTCGTGCATAATGTTCGACGATACGATTTAGTTTAGAAAGCCCAATAACTTGACCATTTTTATCCGGAATATAAGCAACATGTGCAACACCGGTAAAGGCAAGATGGTGATGAGAGCACATAGAAGTAACCGGAATATTCATCTGACTCACAATACCATCATAGCCGTCAGAAGGGAAAGTAGTAATCTTAGGCGGGCCTTCGTAGCAACCCTTAATAAGATCGCAAACATAAGACTTAGCAACGCGACGTGGAGTATCAGCGCTGTTTACGTCATTACGCCAGTCTATACGAAGAGCATCAAGAAAGCTTTCATAAGCTTTAGCTGCTTTTTCAATAATATCCTTCTTTTCATCGTCATTAACGAGCATACTGCTATTAGCAGTAGGAAGAAGAGGGTGTTGTAGACCGTTTTTGCTCATGTTAGTAAAATTATACGTTTGAATTCGACTTGCTGTTGTAGTTGTCTGATTTGTTATTAATTCCATATTTAACGAGATAGCTTATTATAACCTCAATTGAGTCTGTCTTCAACTTAAACTTTTCAGGTATATATTGACCACCATCATAAATTTCAAAATAAGTGTCTCCAAACATAGACTGGTCATTTACATAACAAGTACAGAAAACTGAAGCATTACCCGGATCGATCATTACTGTCCATGAACGAGGATCAGCTTCTCCGTACTCGTCAAATATTTTGTAAACAACGTACCCGCTATCTTTAAGTCGTTTTACAAAATAACTCTGTGTTGTAATCTTATTTGCCATTACTTAACTAGACCCGAAATGATGAACTTAAACTCTGTTTCATTAGTGGGTTTAATAAAAAAAGAAAGCACTTTAAACTTAAGGTTTATACCAATACGTGCTTTTTCAAAACGAATACCAGAAATAACTCTAAAAATATCAAGGTTGAATGGTATAACCTGAGACAGAGGTTGACCTTCAATAGTATCACTAATTTTAAGTATAATACTGTCTGTATTGCTTTTTTCTTTATCTCCTAATTCGCAATAACATCCATCGGTTTGTCCGAAAATATAAATTTTATTAGTATCTGTAGTAAAGGAGCTAGCCTTAAGAATCTCTTGAAATTTCTTAAAATCTAGATCAAAAAAAGTATCAAGCTCTAGATTTTCAATCTTTTCTTTCTTTAGAGAGACTTTAGGCACAATAGAATCATCTAAGAAGTGATATTTAAACTGTACACTGGGTGATTTATAGGTAAGATTATTACTATTAATCTTAAATACAACGTTTTCATCTTCAATACAATCTACTACTCTAAGTAGTTTCTTAATGTCTCCTATATTGAGAGTAACCTCTTCAGTAAGATCGAGAGAGGTGTTGTATTTACCAAGAAGAATAATGCTCGTATCAGGCTTATTACAAACAGTATAAATACCACTTGAATTTGCTTTAATAGAAGCAACATCAACAGTTTTACTGATAACGTTTAAAAAGTTATCCGCAAAATCTTTTTTAACCAGTTTAAGTTCCATGTTTTAGGTTCGTTACTAATTTTTTTTTATCTTCTACAAGAAGATCGAGCTTTTCATTAATCATGATAAGCTTTTTTTCTAGTTTTTCAATATGTTCAATAACTTCTTCGTAACGAGCCTTTCTATCAAAATCAAATTCTAATTGCGGATCCGTATTAACTACCACCGGTTGTACTACAGGCGGTAAAGCCATCTGCGGTATCGCTGGTGCTAATGGTGGATTAGTAGGCGCAGCTGCCGGTATTTGTGGTATAACCATACCGGCAGCCTTGGCGATACCTGACGGCATAACTTTAGACATATCCACATCACTAACTTTCATATCGCCTAAGCCGGCTTTTTTAATCGTGTTTACGTCATTTTGCACCACTTTACCGAACATAGCAATGGCAATCATTTGCTCTTGCGTGAGTCCGTTGTTGCTGCCTGCCATTCTCATAGCATCAGCATCAGAAAGAGAGGGCGCAGCAGGCGCCTGAGCCTGCTGCCTCATTTTCATAATCTGGTCTCTTCTTTGCTGTTCAGTCATATCTTAAAGCTCGTCTAAGCCGTTAAGAATAGCCATGACTGCTTCGTCATTTGATTTAGTACTCTTTACCTCAGGCTTAGGGGCAGTCTTAACTGGACTGGGAGTTGCTACAGCAGGCTTAGCAACAGCTTTAGGGGCTTCGTAAGGTACATCTTCTTCAGTATCTTCTACAGGCTTTGCTGCAGCTGCTGGAGTTGTAGCAGCAGCCTCTTGACCGTAGAAGTGTACATTAATAACCTCTTTCAGTTCTTCAGCCGATTTATGATCCAAGAAGGTTTGCAGGTCGTAAATATTGTTGTAAATACCGTTAATTTTTTCTTCATCAAGCCCGTCGATGGTGGCAGGACTGAGAAACTTTGATGCTGTATAAGTAGGGTACTTAGGTGCACCAGGCTTATCAGACACTAGCTCGGCCTTAATGCGTAGATTACAGCCATTCTCACTAAGATCAAAGATCTTAGCACCGTACTCAGCTGCGTCATCGCCACTAATAGCAGACTCAATAATCTTATTGAGCTGACGACCATAACGGAGAACTTTAATAGTACCATTATTCTCGGGGTTCTTAGGATCGCTAACTACATAAACATTAACCATCCAGTTTTCTTTACGCTTAAGATGCTCTTTAGCGCGGTTCTTTTCTTCATCACTACCTTCCCGGAGAATTTTAAAGTAAAGCTCGCTTACAGGGCAACGCTCACCCCAAGTAGACGGGGAAGTTACACTAAAGTACTTACCAGTAGAAATACTATTCCAGCCATGGTGATAGTAATGCAAAAACGTTTCTGCAGGGTTCTTAACGTTAGGAAGCAAACGCACCACGTAAGTAGCAGGCGCCGCAATCTGTAGAATATTCTTATAGCTAGCTCCGTCCCCTTGCTTATTTTTAGCATTTTCGAGCGCGCTCTTAATGCTTTCGAACATATTAGTATTGAATGTAGGTTTCATAATTAGTAGTTTTGAGTGTTTTTAGTTAGTATTTTGAAACCTTCGTCAATTAGGTTCTTCGCTCTAGTAGACATATTCAATCGCAGTTTGAACTTACCGATGCTATTGTGTATGTTTTTTAGGTAAAGCTCCTTATCTTGAAGGTTAAAAGAGTTTATCATACTATCGAAAGAAGGCAACTTAATCAGTACGTAAATATTAATTCGCTTGTTACTGTAGTCAATAATGGGGGTGTATGTATATCCGTTTTTTTCGTAGCAGTATTTTTCAAAAGATATTTTACGTTCTAAACATGTTAACCCGATATGTTTGAGACTTTTTTTGATATCATCAATTTGATTCTGAGTATCCGGGGATTCTTCTAATTTTTGTTTCTGTACTGTAGAATATACTGCAATTGCTTTTTGAGTGGTATAAAACTTTAAAGGGAAATGCTGCTCATCTTTGTATATAAGATAAGGGGCATTAAAAAATTCCTTTACGTCTATCTGTGGAAATTTTTTAAAAAAAAGCTCTAACTTTTTACAAGCTACCCCATCAATTGTAGTATCGAACCCTTCGAAGTCTTTACGAGCACGCCACGGTTTATTCTGTAGCCCTCGCGAAACGCTTAGGTAGGTGTTGTAAATGTAGGGTGCGTTCATTAATCATCATGATTTTAATACCTCTCGTACAACTTTGCTACGGCATAAATTAGAATTATACCTTAAAAACACGATAAAAGCCTCTTTTTCATTATCGATCTGTATCAATTTCATGAATATCTTTTTATAGATATTATTTTTAACTATAAGTGTAAATACGGCAACACTATTTAATTTTTTATTATGCAAAATAGAGCAGAAAGAGCAAAACTTTAAAATTTCATATTCTGTTTCCTCCTTAGTAATACTATCCAAAGGATTATCTACAACAGCTTGTTCTAATGCTCCAATTACTCCAGACATATTATCCTGTAATTGGGGTTAATTGTTTAGCAAAATCCATAAATTTTTCTGAAATTTTGCCGCCTGCTGCGTATTCATGTCCACCACCACCGCATAAATATTCAGCTAGTTTAGCTAAATTTACATTACAGCTTTTCTTTTTTCTAAAAGAAACATGAGAGCTATCCGTATTAACAAAAAATACAATATCTGAATTATAAGTCTTAAGAAGATAATCACAAACATCGTTTACATATTTGGTGCCCATAGTACCGGTAATGAGTAGGTTTTGTTTGCTTATAGGCACATTACCTGAATAAATTTGTAAATTAGATATAGCCGTGTCTCTACCGGTAGTGTATTCTTTTATAATATTATTTTCTTGTAAAGTAAACCCGGTAAAACCATTATAAAAACGCTCTAAAAATTTATAGGTCTTATTTTTACCTAAACTTTTTTGAGAATTAGAAAAAGCACAATTAAGATTATACGACTCGGTTAATTTAAAAGCGTAGCTATCATAGTCATTAGCTAACGCTATTAAATATTTTTGCTCATTGCTTAATGAAGTTAATTTATCTTTAAAGTGTAGATAAAGTAGCTTTGCGCATGAGGTCGTAACCACTACATTAGAAGTAGCGTTTTTATATTTACCCGTATCATGAGTTTCATGGTGATCTATAACTATAGACTTTTTGTTGTCTATTAAGTCAGAACTTGTACTAGTATCTAAATCTAAGAAATATACTGCATCATAATTTTCTATACTATTTTCAGCTGCCCAAAGCAAAAACTCTTTTCTAAAATTCGAAACAGTAACTGTTTGAAATTTTATGTCGCCTGGGTTGGCTTTAAAAGCCCAGTGTAAAGTTAGAAGACTAGCTGCCCCGTCAAGATCAGAGTCTGTAAAAACAAATATCTTTTTTGGATCCACTTCTGTATTTAACCGGCTATGAAAGTTTTTCCAGTTTTGCTTCTAAATTGGATATCTCGTTAGAGTCTTCTCCGTTCTTAGTTAATCCTATATAGTCTTTTTCTTCAGAAAGCGAAAGAGTTGTATAATCAATACGCATTGCAGTTGCGCCATGTTTAGGTCCTAAACGGTTCTTGATACCTCCAACCTTAATTATACCTAGCTCTTGATCTCCCTCTTCTTGATGGATAGACCAAACCACATCTGCTGTAAACGCTACACCTAAAGATTCTGATACGGTATCTAAGCTTGGATTCTCCATACCTTCTCTATTAGTCTGTATAGCGCTTACTACAGGCATATTAAAATAATAAGATAGTGCTCTTAGTTCTTCTGCTGCTGCCTTGCCTTGAGCATATGAATTATCTCCGTCATTGGATTTGATAAGCCCTAAATAATCAATTACTAGTACTTCAGGCTTTATACCTGCTTTTACAAGAGACTCTATATATGCCTTAATACCTCCAACTGTAATGCTTTTAGGAGGAAACTCTTTAATAATAAGTTTGCGCTTATGAGTATCTACGTTTTCTTTAAAAAACGTTTCCAGAGAAGATGTCTGCTCTTGTATATTATTAATTGGTATTTTTGAAAGATGACTACTGATTCTCTTTGCGTACATCATTTCAGGCATTTCTAAAGAAATAAGTACTGTAGTTAATCCTCTTTGGGCCATATTACTAGCTACATTACCTAAGAATATACTCTTACCTACATTGGTAGGGCCTAAGAATAAATAAAGTGCCCGGCCGTTTTTCATTAAGCCACCACCAATTTTACTATCTATAAAATTCCAACCAGTAGGTATTACCTCGTTTTGTACGCTTAGTTCTCTAATTACTTTTTCATAGTCTCCGTAAAAATCTAACCCGATATCATTTACTAAAGTAATATTACAGGCTCGTTCAAACCAACTTAAAAATTTACTATAATCTGAACGTTCGTTGGTTACATCGTCTACTATTTTGAGTAC